GAGTTACATACTCAATATCTTGAGTAGGATTTTCAATCAGTACCCTAATCTTATCAAACTGATCGCCAAGTACTTCACTACCGTCTACAGTAATGAATGCACCTTTCTTACCAATGTTTAAAGGCTTGACTACAGGAAACACCATATCCTCTACAATGTTCTTACGGTAAGTACCTTGCTTAATTTTTACGAAGTTAGTCATCATTTAAGTCCCCTTTGTTTAACTAATAATACTATTATACGGATTTTAGGATCAAAGTCAACCTTTTTGCCAAAAAAAGTGGTAAAAAGTTTAGGTGCTAAGTGCTTGATTTTGCTGAAGATTCAGCATTTTGTAAGATTTTTGTACAGCAATAGCCTGATTATATGCGTCTGCTAGGGCAGAATGATGGTCAATTTGGATGCCAGAATCGTCTTTTCTAGGGTCACCGGGCACTAACTCAAACAGTGTTCTGCTGTCTGCTTCTTCCCAGTAAAACCAGTTCTTGTGAATATTGTATTGCTCAAAAAGGTGCTCTAGAATACCATAATCAAATCTAGGTCCTTGTGCCCACTTTTTGTTCACCCCAACTAACCATTTGTTCAACTCTGAACAAAACTGCTGAACACTGATTCTATTATCAAGACTAAATGCTTCTTCCTGAATATCTTTGTCCTGTTTGCTCCACCACTCTAAAGTACCGGGGTCTACAATTCTGCCTTTGGCAGTTTGTTCATCAATGTCCAATCTATACATAATAGGACTATGAGGAGTTTCGTTTGTAAAAGGATTGAATTTAACACCGCCAACAGTTAACACAACAGCATCAGACTTTGTGCCTAATGTTTCTATGTCAATCATTGCATGAACTGTCATAATAATATACTCCTGATATAATATATTATATGTGATGTATTATTAAATGTCAAGTCGTTCAAAGTATTTTTCGTAAAGTCGTTGTTCCCAATAATATGCCTCTCTTTCCCAAGGCTGTTTACTGTATGGTGTTTTAGTGTGATTTTCCTTTTTCCAGTATGATGTTGTACTGCTTAATTCGCCTAAAATATATTGTTTAGCATGTATTAATTCATGAGTTAAATTAATAAGCATTTCTTTTCTGGTATATTTGTGATCCCCAGAGTTTCTGGGTATTTCGATATTGATGTTATCTTTATCTCCCCAACAATATCCGCCTGCTTCATGCTCACATCGATTAACAATATCTATTTGTACAAAAACATTTCGTCTCAATCTGGGACAAAAGTTTTCAAGCATAAGTTCAGAGATGTTTTGAATAAGTTGTTTTTTTGCAAGTTGACCGTCAATGTTGACGTGAACCATATCCTGGCTCCTACAAACCCTATTAAGATCAATTATTGTAGCATCTTTTTTAGATTTGTCAACCATTTTTAAGTCTTTGATTTTACACTAGTTTATCACTATATCTTCCATTCCTGCTGTTCTCAATCTAGTTATATGCCCAATTTGCCACTGTTTGGTGTCTAATCCTTTCATTATACCAAGATATTTGTTTCTTAAAAGTGCATACTGATTACAAAGGTGTGTTAGGGTGATAACACTGTCTTCGCTATCTACAAATTTTTCAGCATCTCTACTGCTGAGTTGCCTGTTGTATGCTTCTAAGTATTTGCGGAATGTTTTAGAACGTTCTTTGCGAAGTTCTATATTTAAGTGTTCTAGTATTGCTTCAATCTCTTGTAATTGATTAAAGCGATGTTCTGTGATGCCAGGTAGGGCGGCACTGGATTTCTCCAGGCTACCCTTAATACTGCATTCGTATTTGGCTTCTTCTAATTCTTTTTCATAGTATTCAATTGAGTCAATAATTTTACTCAAATCTTCTACAACAGAATTATACCAACCTGCCATTTATTCCCAATCCTCTTCATCATCTTCATCAAAAGAAAAATGTCCTTTGATTGCTGATTTCATAATGCTGTCAAACATATCTAAATATTCTGCACTTTCAGAGATATCTAAATGTTCATCACACACTATGACTAGTTGCTCAGCGGCTTGGATACGATCTTTTTTGGGGATATACGTTTTTACACTATCCCACATTTCTACTAAAAAGTTTATATCAGGATTCATCTGCATATTCCTCTTCGTGTTCTGAAATTCCGTCTACATCAACGATGTTTTCATCATCTTTGATTCTATCAGTAGACCATTCATCAATAATTACCTGAAGTTTATCTCCAGTCCAGCCTTTTCTGAACTCTTTGATTTCTTCTCCAGTTACTGGTGAAACATAAGACAGTTTATTACCAACTTTTTCAAGAACACCTCTAGATTCAAACATTTCCAATAGTCCACTATATGGGTCCATGCCTGTTTCATAAGGAATTTTTACCTGCACACTCTCAAAAGGTTTGCTGTAACGAGTCTTCATTACCTTACATGCGGCACGAATACCTTGTACAGTTGAAGTCTTGTTACCATCCTCATCTTCTTTGAGTTTTAGTTTACGCATTGCAACCACAATACTTGATGCATAGATAAAGCCTTGTCCGCCTGAGATCTTGTCATCAGGATCAAACATGTCTTGTGATGCATAAGTGTGGTTAGTTGCTACTAGTCCTACTGGGTGTGGTGCTAGTTGGTTAACTGTGTTTCTTACCAATGCTGTGAGTGCTTTAGGCTTACGACCTAAGTCACCTTTTAGATCACCTTTATTAAACTGATCTACATCAGTTGGTGATAACAACATACCTAAACTGTCAATAACAAACAGCATTTTAGGTTGTTCTTCATATGGTAAATCACCGTAGTTAGATTTGTAATCACTGATAAATGTGCTAAGAGTTTTAGCAACATCATCGATCATACTGACACTGATACGCAATAACTTCTCAGGATTTGTATCAACGTCAAGTGCTTGAAGCCACTCTTCGTCCAATGCATTTTCACTGTCAAATATAACTACTTGACAACCTGATTGTTGTGCATGTCTAACTAAATTACCAGAACAGATAAAACTTTTACCTGAGCCTGATTCACCAGCAAATACACTAACTTTGCCTAGTGGAATACCTTTTTCAAAGTCTCCACTGATCAAATAGTTCAGTGTTTTATTACCAGTGCTGATCCAGTCTTTTGGATCATGGAAGCCAGCACTGATACCAGTGATACTTTTAGTCAGACCAGTTCTGAATTTGTTTAAGTCAAATGGTTTTTGCATGATATCTCCTTATGATCTGTTTCGGATCATGTTTAGGATATCATCCGCACTTGGCTTACTTCCTTCTGTTGTAGGCTGAGGAGTTGCTGTTTCCTGAGGTGCTGGTGCAGTTGAAGATGGCGCAACTGCTTCATCCAGAGGGGCCTCTGATTGAGTCTCCACATTGGTTGTTTGTGCTTGAACTGAAGGAGTTGTTGCTTGTACACTCACTGAAGAACTAGGAACATCTACACCATAAGGTTTGTAGAAGTTGCCCCATTTTTCAGGATCATACAATTCTCCGTCAACACTTGCTTGGAACATTTCGCTGATTGCTTGGAGTTCATCTTGTCCAGGTCTTTTTGGTAAAAAGTCTGTCAAAGTGTAAAGTCCAAATTTGTCAATTGCTTCAAGTTCGGTGTTGTCCAATGCTCGTTCTTTACGAGCCCACTTTGAAGTTGAATAATCAGCATACTGTCCTTTGGTTGTTTTAGTAACCCTAAAATCAGTACCATTTACATAATCAGTAGGAATGTTTTCCATATCTGGATCCATCAATGCTGATTTAATAATGTTAAAGATTTGAGGTGAAATCACAAAACGTCTGATTGGATTTTCAGGTGCTGTTTCACTTAATGGATTTTCAGTTACAAAACCTTGGAAAATATAACTTCTTTTCTTCCAGTACTTTCTTCCCATATCTTCTAGTGAAGGGTCTTTAAACCAAGGACGGACCTCAGTTAGTACTGGACAAGTGTCGCCATACATTTCTGCACAAGGTACTTGTACTGTTACTGGTTTCATTTCACCACCTTTTACACCAGGGAAAGTCAAACGAATCATTTGTCTTTCTACCCAGAAAAAAGTGTTGTTTGGATCTGCGTCAGGCAAGAATCTCAGTGTTGCTGAGGTGCCTTCTTCAATATTCCAGTGGGGGTAAATGGCGTTGTCGCCGGTGGATTGTGTTGAACTTGCTGATGGTTTGTTTTCCATTGATGCAAGTTTTGCTCTAATTTCTGCCAAAGATGCCATAATGTTTTCTCCTTATATGTGCCATGTTTGTAGTAATGTTTCACTACTATGTGCCTATTTTACTTTCTTTGTGCCATGTTGTCAACCTTTTTATACTACTGTTGACAAGTAGTTAAAAGTTATTTATCTTCTGGGATAAAACTTTCTATAAACTTTTGATAATATTCTTCTTCTACAAAATGCTCTGCGTATACTGCTCTTTTGTTTCCTGCAGATAAAAGACTTGCTTTAACTGCTCTGTATTCAAATGGATTCAGTGTTCCGCCTGCATTTAATTTACTGCCAATACTGTCTAAATAATTTGCTAATGTGCTATCTTTTACTGCTGAACTAAGTTGTGATACTTGAAATCCTAGTTTAGCATTTGGTGTATCAAATTCTAATGTATCACTTTCGGAAATTAAAGATTTGGCTCCTTTAAATTCTTCTGCTTCAATTGCTTTCATTATGAAGTTTTCAAAAGTATTTTTTCTGTTTACTAAGAATTTGATTGTGTCTACAGCATTTGCAACTTTATCATCAAAATGTGTTTCTGTGAAGTGGTCTTCTAAGTCTACTTCTTTGATGATTTCAATGTTCTGTTGATCTGCAATACTTTCAACTGCTTTTGCATATGTTTTTACACCG